GCGCAGGCTGCTGTAGAGGAATAATAAGATAAGCCCTCGTAACTAACGAGTTAGGCGGTAAGTCTCTGATAATAAAGAGACTTGCCGCCTAAATTGTTTTTGGTAGGTCTGCACGTTCTGCACACTAATCATGCAGAATTTGTAGGCTTTGCTTACAAAAACTGACACAAACTTTGGTGGTCGTGCTTACAAGTGCTTACAAACGATTTTTGATGAACAACAAAATAGAATTGAAATTATGGCTCTATTCAAAGCAACGGTAAGAACGCCACGAAAGGACGGCTTCTACCAAGTGTACATCCGGGTGATGCAGAACCGTAAACCCGGCTACATCAAGACAGACAAGGTTGTTACCAAGAAACAGCTTGATCGAGAAGGGAATATTACCGACCCATTTGTGACGGAATATTGCGCAAGGCGCATATTGAGGTTTAGTGAGCTGCTTAACAGGGTGGACTGCACAAGGTGGACGGTCAGGCAGATCATCGAGTATGTGACCAAGGAGGACGAGGACTTGTGCTTCTCTGACTATGCTGCACTTCACATAGACCGTATGATTGACAATGGACAGGTGCGGAACGCCAAGAACTACAAACTGGCGTTGCAGCACATGGAGAGGTTTGCAGGTACCAACAGGCTTATGTTCGGACAGCTGACATCGACATTCGTGAACCGATGGATAGCTACGTTGGAGCAGACGCACAGGGCAAAGGAAATGTACCCTGTGTGCATAAGGCAAGTGTTCAGAGCTGCCATCAAGGAATACAACGACTACGACAACGGCATCATCCGTATCAGGACGAACCCTTGGGGCAAGGTGAAGATACCACAGGCGGACCGCTCGACAAAGATTGCCATCAGCCCGGAGGAATGCCGACTGTTCTTTGCTGCACCATTGCCAGAAACGAAGTTCATTGACCCGGTGCCAGAGATTGGGCGTGACGTGGCCAAGATGATACTTTGCCTTGCAGGTATCAACACGGTTGACCTGTTCGAAATGCCAAGGGACGGCTATCACAACGGAATATTATGCTACAACAGGGCGAAGACGAAGAAGGTACGCACGGATGATGCATATATCGAGATGCGCGTGGAGCCGGTTATCCAGCCATTGGTGGAGAAGTACAAATCGCACGATCCAAACGACAAGTACTTTTTCAACTTCCATGAAAGGTTTTGTGACAGTGACTCTTTCTGTGCTTGTGTGAACAAAGGCATCAAGATGGTTTGTGAAAGTATGGGCATCCCGAAAGCGAAGCAGTACAAGGCATACACGTTCCGGCACACATGGGGAACAGTGGCGCAGAACGACTGCAAAGCATCAATTGACGAGGTCGCATTTGCCATGAACCACTCTCATGGACGCACCATCACACGAGGTTATATCAAGTTGGACTTCACACCGGCGTGGGAACTCAACGCTAAAGTGATTGACTTCATCTTCTTCAGCACACGCAGGAGCAAGCAGGGAATGGCGCGAGACGTTGACGAACGGAAGGACGCTTTGTTCCGCATAGCACCGAAGTACATGATATATGCCCGGGCCTACTTCCGTGGTGAGGTTCTGGCCGAGGTGAGCGACATTGGCTTCAGCAACATTGACGAGATAATATCACGGCTGGCGGCGAAGCTGCCGGACAGCATCCCGGAAAGATGTGCAGTTCAATTCAGAATTAAAAACGTTGACACGGAACGTGAAGCGGTGTATGAACGCACCAAAGGCAAGGGTTTTTAATTTTTGTCCGGCTTTGCAATTGCAAGGTCGGACATTTTCATTTTGTAGTATCTCAGAAAGAAAAAAAAGAACTTCAAACTCGAAGTCTTTTTGTCGTTGTTGTTGTCTATATTATACGACGTAAGGAGTATAATATATATTCTATATTCCTATATCCTTTATGTAATATAACATTCGTTATATCTATACGCGCGCGCGAGGAAAACCCCATAGGGGATATTATTTGTGCTGAGTTTTCTTCTTTTGAAAAACCCCTTAGGGGTTTCTGAAATAACCCCATAGGGGTTTTTATTCGCTGCAACATCTTAAATATCAACGAATAACGTCATTTTATGTTTTTCGCTTTTTGTCATAGTTCATTAGGGCTTAAGCATGTTCTTTACAATTCGTTTCAGTGGAGTTTTCTGTTTTAAGTCGTTGATTACTTGGAAAAATATGTAGTTGTCGAGGGGTTTATTTACGGTTGATTTTCATGCAGTTAAAAAAACGGGTAAGGGGTTTTATAAATAACCCCATAGGGGTTTTTGTTTTGCGTTTTTAATAACCCCTTAGGGGTTTCTGAAATAACCCCATAGGGGTTTTTATTGAAGAGCATGAAAACAAAAACGACCCATCCTCACGGACAGGTCGAAGCCTAAAAAACTATGAGTAAACAAAATGAGTCGGTCTAAAAGTAGATGAAATAGAGACTGGCTTAATCGTCCTCGTCGTCGTCATCATCATCTTCTTCCTCGCCACAAAGGACGCGCAGCTTGTCTTCGATTGTGCGTACGCTGACGTGTGCGTTCATGTCAACGTCGATAGCCTTCATCTTTGGCGTATGGAACTCCAGCAAGCGAAGCTCGGCGTTTACGCGATCGTCAGGCGCAAGCATCATCATGTCGCAATCGAAGTCTGACATTGTGCGCTTCTTACCGTCGTCGCCAACTATTTCCTTGGGTTCGAAGTATGCCAAGGAATGTGTTTTGATGAACCCTTTAATCGGGTTCTCCTTGTTTGGTGTGCCCTTTTTCCGGCCACCGGTCTTCATTCCCTTCATATTGAATATGTTTTGTGTTGCGCCGTTGGCGCAAAAGTTAAAAGTACTGGGCAAAGATACATTACTAATTTAGCGCACGAATTATAACTTTTGAAACATAAAACGATATGGGACTAATTGGTAGCATAGCAGGAGGCGCACTCGGAGCAGCCGGCAGCATCTTTGGCGGCATCAGCGCAAGCAAGGCGATGAGACGAGTGAAGAAGAACCTCCAAGCACAGAAGGAGGCCAACCAGAACTGGTATGACCGTCGTTATAACGAGGATGCGACGCAGAGGGCGGACGCTCAGCGCATACTCACCCAGACGGAGGAGAGCATCAGGAACCGCAACCGACAGGCGGCAGGTGCCCAAGCCGTGATGGGTGGTACTGACGAGAGCACAGCAGCAGCCAAGGCCGCGAACGCACAAGCATTGGCCGATGCAACGTCGCAGATAGCTGTCAATGCGGAGAACCGCAAAGACCAGATTGAGCAGACCTATCAGCAGCGCGACTCGCAGATCAACGAAGCGTTGAACAATTTGGAGATTAACAAGGCACAAGCCATCAGTCAAGCCGTGCAGGGCGTTGCCAAAGCAGGTGCAGGGATTGCTGGAGCCTTCTAAAAACATTCGACATGAGCAATTGGACAGAAGAACAGCAGGAACAGTACGAGCAGGGCAATGATGGTGGATATACCCCACCTAAAGGTTCGCTTGACTGGGCCGAGCAGCCTGCACAGCCAGAGCCAGCACCGAAAGGGACGGAGGCATGGACCGAGCAGAACAGCGGAGGCAATGCGCCGGAGCCGTCGGAGTCGAAGGAACCACCAAAGACTGACGTGGCACCACCTGCCGACAAGCCAGCCGGTGTGTCGCCACACAACGACACAATGGGTTACGATCAGCAGATAGCAGCCTTGCAGGAAGCCGCTAACCGCGTGAAGCCGGAAACCGAGGAGGAACGCAAGAAGAGAGAACGCAGAGAGAAGTCGGCGAAGATTGTTTCAGCCGTCAGCGATGGTCTGCAAGCGTTGAGCAACCTTTTCTTCACTACTCGCGGTGCTCCTAACATGTATGACCACAAGGAGGCAAGCCAGCTCACGCCATTGCAGGAGAAACTGGAGAAGCTGAAAGCTGAACGACAAGCCAACGCGGACAAATACCTCCAGTATTCACTCAAAATCGGTGACGCACAGAATGAGCGTGCCAAGACCTTGCGAGAAATGGAAGCGCAGCAGGAACGTTCTAAACTGGCGAGGGAGAAAGCACAGCGTGAGCAAGAAGAGCACGGATGGCTTGCGGCATTGCAGCCCGACAAGCAGCGTGAGCAAGCTGGTAAGGCTACTAAAGCCGAACAGGAGGCTGTTACCGCCAAGGCAGAAGCGGACAATGCTCCTGATCTCTACAAGGCAAAGGTTGATACCGAAAAGGCACGAGGTGAGGCACAGAGAGCGTCGGCTGCATCAAGCCGGGCAGCGGCTACAGACCATTATGCTTCGGCAAGAGCGCACGACCGCTCCAACAACGACGAGTTCAGTGCATGGGACGAGAATGGACGCGAACACAAATTCAGAACGGCAGCAGCTGCGGAGGCATTTGCCAAGCAACATGGTACGTTTGAGGAAACTGATGTTACCTCTACAAGCACGACTGACAGCGAGACCAACGGCAAGTCCACTACTACCTACAAGAAGAAAAGTGGCTATGCCAAGCGCGTAGTCCCCGATAATACGCCCCCAAGCAGAAGACGCGGAGGCAATAACGATAATACACCACCAAGCAGAAGAAGATAATGGCACAAGTAAACGATAATGACGACATCAAGTGGCTCTACGGCAAACTGAAAGCCAAGGGCTACAATATTGGCAGTGAAGCAGAGTTTAAGTCTTCGCTTGCCAACGGTGAAGACCGCAAGTGGTATTACGAGAAGGCCAAGGGCATGGGGCTTGACATGGGCAGCATGGACGACTTCGAGAGTATGTATGCGCCAAAGGCGGCACCGGCACCCAAGAAGGGAACCCCATCTTCTGGACAGCAGAAGCCAGCAGTAACACCTGCGGCAAGTTCGGCACCTGCCAAGCAACAGCCGAAGAAAGACCAACCGCTTACCCCTGCACAACGTCAGGCGATGATTGACCAAGTGCAGCAGATGCAACAGCAGACGCAAGCCATGATAGCCGACACCAACGAGCGCATGAATAACATGAAGGAGTATGGCGTTGGTCTTGGCTTTGGTCAGACAAAGAAAAGCGGTTACAAGGTCAATCCACGCACAGGCAAGTTGGAACAGACCTACATCACACCGACTGGCAACCGATACAACAACAAGGCGTTGGCTGATGCAGAGAGTTTCCACTATCGGCAGGAGGCAAGCAAACCTCTTGGTCTTAATATGAATGACCAACAGGTTGATGCGGCACAGAAGCCAGCCAATGCAGCCGTTGCAGCCTTATGGAAAGAGGCAGAGGCAAAGTATGCAGCTGACCGCAACAAGAATGCGGAGGAGGTGTATGGCGGCAATCCATGGCTTCATGCAGGGCGTGAGATGCACATTGTCGATGCTGCCACCAACTCACACAAGAATGAGGTGTCACACCTCACACGCTTTGACTTGCAAAAGATGATGGATAATGCGTGGGGACGTGTGGGCAAGCAGATGACCGCATCATGCTATGCACAACTGAAAAAGCAGTACCCCACCGCAACCGAACAGCAGTTGCAGAACTCGGCTTCCGCTATGGCTCGCCAGTTGTCGGATAATGCCGTATATAAGTATGCTGTGGCAAAGAATACTCCTAAGAGTACGTTGGAGTTCTTCGCCAAGACAGCAGCTGACATGAACCTCTTGCGTACAATCAGCAAGGGATTGGCTCGGAGCGAGGCTGGTACGACTGGCGACTTGGCGGCATACGAGGCTGCAATGGGCGAATACGGCAAGAACCACCGTTGGGCGCAGATAGGCGGTACGGTGACGGGTATGTTGTTTGACCCCACTACTTATATATCTGGCGGTGTCGGCTCGTTTACAGGTAAGACAGCACTCAATATAGGCGGTCGCATCGTGGCGAAAAAAACAGCCACCAATGTAGGCGCACGATTGTTTGGCAATACGCTGACTGGACGTGTCGTGGCTGGCATGGCAGGTGGTGCTGGCAACCTTGGCACATACGAGGGCATCAAGGAGGGCGAAAGCCAGTGGCTGCATGGCGGACACATCAACCCACAGACAGGCGAGAACGAGGGATATTCGGCAGGTGATGTGCTGAAATCGTCCCTGCATGGCACTTTGCTCGGTTCAGTTACAGGCACAGTATCGCCATTGTTGGGTAATGTAGCGGATAAGTGGGTCAAGGCTACCTCGAACACGGCAGGAAAGGTAGGTATCCGTGCAGGAGAACTCGCGACCTCCACTGTTGCCGAAGGTACGATATTCTCCATGCCAGAATGGATTAGCGGTGATGGCGATGCGATGGACGTGTGGACGGACAACATGGCTATGATGATAGGTTTCAAGGGGCAGCACATGATAAAGTCCGCCCCTCGTGTCATTGCAGGGCTGCGACCTATCGAGAACCCACAGACCATGCGGGAGCGCAACCACAACCGCATGAGTTTCGTTGAGAGGTTGCGCAAGCAGGTGGACGCAAGTCCGCGTGACATGGCTTTCACCAAGGAGGAGCGTGAGGAGTTGCAGAAGTATGGTTATGGCGACCTTGCTACTCTTTTCACTCGCACACCAAAACAGCAGCCCAAGCCCAAGTCAAAGCCGACAACTAAGGACGGAAAGGTTATGTATCTTGACATTCCCGAAGCCGAGGTTGAGGATTTGGGCAAGCAGTGGCTCAAGCAGCACCCCGAGTTTGATGGCTATGAGGCTATAGAACGCCTCATGCAAGACCCGAATGTGAGCCAAAGTGCGAGAGCCAAGGCTTATTATATCCTCACTGGTCGTCAGTTGCCTATGGGCAGTGTTACCGGGTACACCACGGAGCAGGACGAGAACGGCAATATCTTCGTTAAGTCCGTCACTGCCAATGGTGAGGTAGTGACGAGCAGACGCTTTGCAGACGAGACTTTAGCCAAGAAGGAGCAGGACAAAATCATGCGCCAAGCCGAACTCAACTCAGTAGATGTCGGTGAGCGTTACACCGAGGCGAAAGCCGACAATAAGGTATTTGAAGCAGCCGTTGAAGCAGTTGCGCCCGGTGCAGACCCCGAAACCGTCAAGCGCAACTACCAAGCTGCAAAGCAGGGAGACAAGGACGCAATCGCCAACTATGGGCAGATGGTCGATGCCATTGACAAGTTCATGGAAGAAAACAAGGGTATGGCAGACACGGAACGCCCGGAGGCAATCCGTGCAGCCATCAAGGAGGAGACTGGCGTAGATGTGGACGAGGCTATCAAGAAAGAGCCGAGCAAGCGTACTGAACCCGAAAAGGCAGCGGTGCAGGACTACATCGAGCGTCTGTTTCCCGAACAGAAAGCCGAGAACGAGCAGCCTATGTCGGAGGAAGAGTCAGCCGCCGCAGCCGCATACGACCAAGCACGTCTGCTTTGGGATAAGGTGGAGAAAGGCGATGCCGACGCTAAGGCCGAGGTAGATGCCATTACTTTGCGTATGCAGGAGGCTTACCAGATGTGTGAGGATGCCTTCGGTGCTGACGCTGAAATGCGCATTGCAGAAATAAACGAAGACCCTTGGCCGCTTGTCAACAATCCGGAACTAAGCGAAGACCAGCAGGACGCTGTACTCTACTATGTCAATGCCAAGGCAGCAATGGAGGGCGTTATGGACGCTTCCAATGAAGCCGCCGACGGCAAGCGCAAGGAGGTTGAAGCCAATGTGGAGCGACACACCCATAAGGATATGGGCGTTGTTCAGCCTGCAACCATGAAGGTTGACGACAAGCCGGTGTACGTTGTCAAGGGCAATGTCGTGATGCTCCCCGATGGTTCCGGCATTGACGTGCGCAATTCGGATCAGAGTATTGTTATCTGTGATGCAGAGACTGGCGAGTATAAGTTTGCCTGCCCGGACCAGCTGTTCTCTCTTGGTGAGGCTATCGACCCACAGACAGAACTCGATGAGGCATACGCAAACATTCAAGCCGAGCATGAAGCCGTGCTTGGTGTACAAGAAAACGGTGAAAACGTACCAAATTCGGCTGAAAACGTACCACAGCTTACCGATGAGCAGTTGCAGCAGTACACCCACAGTGCCTTCAATGAAGCCACACAGAATAACGGTATCACCATTCCGCAAGAGCAAGCCGAGCAGTTGCAGCAGCATAACCAACAGATGTTGGAGCAGGAACAGCAACGCAAGGAAGAGGAGGCAAACCGTCAGCCTACCGCATTGGAGCGTGTACCCATCAACGAGGAAACCGGTGAACCTATGTTTGAGAAGGCAGACCGCGAGACAGCCCTTGATGCTCTCAACGAGGTTACCGGAGGCAATGATGAAAATACTACTGCCATCGTGAGAGCGCAAGTAGAACAGGCGACTAAGGCACTTGAAGCGTTGAAGAAGAAGGAACCCACAAAGAAAGCTCCTTCTCTGAAAGGTTCACCAATGGCAATGGTAAAGGCGCAGCAGGAAGCAGAGGCCAACTACAACACCGCCATGGAAGAGTTTAACGCCCAAGTAGCCGCAGCCGAAGATAACTTGAACGCATGGTCGCGCATCAACTCCCTTATGAATGACAGAAAGCGTGCTATCCGTGAGCAGCAGGAGGCAGAGCGCAAGGCTCGCGAGGAAAAGCTACACGCCGAAGCCGTTGCACGTCTGGAGGAAGACAAGCGCATTGCCGCTGAGAAAGCAGCCGAGCAAGAGGCCGTCGGCACTCATGCCGTGAACCCGAAGATAAAAGCAAAGTGGGACGGAGCCACCAAGGTTGAGGGCAATCCTAATGCTATCACCCTTGCAGATGGTTCTACAATCCGTGGTCACTACGTCCTCACTGAGGCAGGAGCAGCCACCGCCAGCCATGACGTGAACAATGCCTACGAGCCTTCTGAAGGTTTCCCGGTTGATGAGAATGGTGAGAGCGTGAATGACCGCGACTACAAGCGTGACAAAGACGCGCAGCGCATTGTAAGGGATATGGCAGACAGCTACGACAGCAGAGCTTTGCAGACACCAGTCATTGTCAGCAAGGACGGCGTTGTGCTTTCGGGCAACAACCGCACTATGTCGGGCGAGATTGCAGCAAAGAACGGCACAGACAAGGCGTATGTGGACCACTTGCGCGAGTTTGGAGCCATGTTCGGTTTCACTCCCGAGCAGATAGACGGCATGCAACATCCGCGTGTTGTCTTTGTTCCAGATGAGGAACTGCCATACGATGCAAGTACGTTTGCACGCTTCAACGCAGAACAGCAGAAGAAGCAGAGCAAACCTGAGCACGCCGTGAAACTTGGCAAGATTGTTCCAGACAATGTGTTCACAAGCATCACCAATGACATCAGCCGCTTTGACCGCATGTCTGACTACTATGCCGACGACAAATCAGTGGCTTCTGCCATCAGTCAGTTGTTGGATGCAGGAGTTATTAACGAAATGCAGTTACCAGAGTTTCGCACTGGCAATGCTTTGTCGGCAGCAGGTAAGGAACTTATCGAGAACACACTTATAGGCAAGGTCTTCCAGACTTCGCCCGATGCCGTGCGCCAGATTATCAGCACACCGACACTTCGTCAGTCCGTTGTTATGGGCTTGAACGAGATTGCCAACAACCGCACACTTGCCAAGAGCGGCTATGACCTTAGCAAGGAATTGGCAGCAGCCGTTGATCTTGTGAGTCGTGCCAAGTCTGACTCGCCCGAGATTTATAAGGAAGGTATGCCGGTATCTCCTTACGGCAGACAGCAGGGTCTGTTTGACGACGAATACGGAGACAGTCGTGTAACTGATGGCGTTACGTTGCTCCTTGCCGATCTGCTAAACAGCGGAAAGCCGAGCGACTTGCGCAAGGTTCTCTCTACATACAATAACGAGGCTGCATCACCTGCTGCAGGTCAGATAGACATGTTCAGCGGAGACGTGACCTCCAAGGAAGAAATTCTCAAAAACGTAAACGAATATTTCAGAAATGCTACACCAAAAGAACAACAAGCCCTCATCGACGCAGCCGTTGCAGAACGCAAACGGAGAGCAGAAGCCGCAGAGTCAGCTGGAGGAGACGAGGCAAGCGAACAAGCTACGGTTGTTGCTGGGAGCGATGCAGAGCCTCAACAGCCAGTCGTAGCCAGTGAAGAACCAGCTAAGGGTAACAATCCCGATGCCGACGCATTGGCGAAGGAAGCCGAAGAAAAACTGAGCGAGCGCATCACCGACACAGACGACGAGTGGACGGAGCCAAGCGAATATGGCGAAATCTACAAGCATCGTATGTTCGTTGATGGCAAGGAAGTTATCAAGGTTGACGCTCCTGACAAGAGCAAGAATTATCCCGGAACCTATTATGAGATTGACGGCAAGCAGTTTGGCGACCTCTACGAAGTAGCCAACTATATTGACGGCAATGAGCAGCCGTTGTCTGCCAAGATTGAAGCAGCCTCAGCCGAAGTGAACACCGACCCCACCGAAGCACAAAAGGAAGCCGGCAACTACAAGAAGGGACATGTGCAAGTTGGTACGTTCGACATCACCATTGAGCAACCGCAGGGCAGCGTGCGTAAGGGCACTGATGCCGACGGCAAGCAGTGGGAAAGTAAAATGAACAACACTTACGGCTACATTCGTGGTGCAGTGGGTGTTGACGGAGACCACATTGACGTGTTCCTCTCCAATGATATTGACGGTTGGAACGGACGCAAGGTGTATGTTGTGGACCAGTACAACCCCGACGGCAGCTTTGACGAGCACAAGGTTATGCTTGGCTTCAATGATCAAGACGAGGCTAAGGGCGACTACCTTGCCAATTACGAGCAGGGCTGGGAGAATGGCCGCAGAATTGACATTACTGGCGTGAACCTTGAAGACTTTGAAAAGTGGATAGAGTCGAGCAAGAGGAAAACAAAGCCTTTTGGTGAGTACTCGTCGGTGAAGAAGGATGTTGTGGAAATCAACGCACCGGAAGAAGCCGGCTATTCCATCACTCCTTCAACCTACACCAATAAGAAGGGCAAGACGAGCGATGTTTCTCTACTTACCTTTGACCATGACTTGACAGCCGACCAAGAACGTGCCGTCAAGGAGTTTGCCAAAGAACGGACAGGTGAGGGACGCTTTGCCCCTGCACGCGGTTGGAAGGATCGTGAGAGCGGTGGCTGGATGTTCCGTAGTGAAGAGGACGCACGCAAGGCCGCTGAAATGGTTGGTAATGAGGAAGCTGTTGCAGACAACCAGCCAATGACAGCGCAGGAACTTCGCGATGCCGTGGAGCCGAAGAAGCCAACGACAAGTAAGAAGACCGCAAGCAAGAAACCTGCAAACCGCGTAGAGAGCGTGCCAACAGAAGAACCAATAGAGCCGGAGAAGCCTAAGTATGAGGTCAGTGACGAGGAAATGAACGGATTGATGAATGACATTCGTGATATTCTCGGTATTGGTGACGACGAGGGCGATGCCGGGTTTAAGTTCCGTGATCCGGACGAACTGACTGCAGAGCAGCGTCAGAAGCTCATGTCAGTCGGTCAGCGTCTGGCCATGGCCATGGTTGAGCGTGGCAATGAGTCGTTTGGCAACTATGCCTCCATGATGGTTAAGGCATTGGGCGACAAGGTACGCCCTTGGTTAAAGGCTTTCTATGGAGGACTGGAGTATGTTCCCGGCTATGACAAATATGCCCTCACTCCATACGAAGAGGTGAAAGCCTTTGACGTGGAGAATTTCGACAAGCCTACCAAGGACATAATGGCACAAGCCAACATGATAGTTGAGGAAGGCAAGGCACAAGTGGCCGCAGAAAAAGCAAACAATGAATTAAAGGCAACAAGAAATGAGCAACGAAAAGAAACCGAAAAGCAGACAGCAGCAAATACAGATGCTGTTGCAGCAGAAGCAAAGTCTGTTGCAAGCGAAGCAACGGCTCTCGCAGAAACTTCAAGCGACGAGCAAGCCCTCACCGGAGCAGCAGAGCGAGTAGATGAAACCCTCGACAAGGTAAATGAGCAGCTTGCCCTGCTTGGCTACTATGAGGCTGACGAGGTGGAGAAGGACTACAACGAGGCATACTGCTACATGCGTAATGCCGAGAAGAAGGCCGTCAAGGATGCGGCCAACCTTGCAAGCCAGTTGATTTTTGATTTGAACCTTAACCACTATGAGGCTTCTCACTCAAAGCAGACGGATAAGAAAGGCAATCGTAAGAAAAAGCCACTTGCAGTTTCCAACATTTCCCCTATTGGAGGTGATGTGTCTATACACCTGCCATTAGAAGAAGGACGCGAGCTGTATCTGACAATAGGCGTTGAGCCAAGAGCAGCCAAGGGTGTAGAAGGCTTTGGAGGCAGCGACCTTGAAGTTACTCACATCATGTTCCGTGTTGACCATCCTGAAGGCACCGGCAATGACCGCTACGGTAGGAATGTCTTCGTTGACAGCAATGTTACGTATTCTGACCTTCTGAAGCAGGTGCAACGTGAAGCCTACAAATATCTTATAGGTAGTGGCGTGACCAATGAAGGAGAGTATGCAGCAGGTGACAAGGTGCAGTATTCAACCGATGGTGGCCGCACATGGACTGATGCAGTTGTAGTGCAGCCTAACGATGAGGGCGGCATCCGCATTGACACCGGCCTTGCTCCTGTCATGTGGGTTAATGCTCACCCGGACCAGTTGCGTCATAAGCCGAGCGAGTCAGTCGAGCCGAAGCATGAAGCCGTTGGCGACTTCTACGAGGATGGTATTAACGAGGATGCAGTTGCGGCATTGCCAGAAGACACTGCCATACAGCTCCATGTTGTTGACATTCTCAATCCGGGCATGACTGACCATTCAATGAAGTCGAAGATCGAGAGCCTCAACACATTGCTTCCTAAGATTTCAGACAAGAAATTGTCGGAACTCGACAAGGAGTATGGCGACGACAAGGATATGGGCACCCATATCAAGGCAGAGGTGGCGAGACGTGCCAAGGATGGCGGCGTTCAGCCAACATCATCAGAGAAACCAGCAGACAAGCCAAAGCCTGCATCCAAGAAAAAAGCAACTAAGAAAGTTAAACCAGAGCAGCCTGTAGGTGATTTGTTTGCCGGGCTGTTTGATAATACATCAGACAATGGATTACAAGGAAATGATGAAGCGGTACGCACCGAAACAGTGCCAGCCGACAATAGTGGACAACAGCAAGGACTACGAGAAAGCCAAGGAAGCCCTCGCAAAACAGCTGCACAAGAAGGTGGAAGACCTGACGGAGGACGAGGAGGACAAAGCACTGGCAAAGATAGGGCTGTGTCCGCTGGACTTCATGGACTGACCCAGCCGAAGAATACACGCAACAACCATTCAGAGCGTGGCGCAGACCATGCCCCTACTTCGGTGAATGGCAGAATAGAGGCCAATATCAAGGCTATTGAGTTGGCGCATGAATTACTTGAGAGCGGTGAGACTGCCACTCCTGAGCAGATGAGTGTGCTTAGACAATTCAGTGGTTGGGGTGGTCTTGGAGCCGCTTTCAGCGACGGAGGCTATGACTGGAAACAGCGTGAGCGTAACAAGAAAATACGTGAGTTGCTTGGAGAAGAAGCCTACGAGCAAGCCGTTATGAGTGCTAACAGTGCCTACTACACCCCTGCATACGTTGTTGATACACTTTGGGACATTGCAAATCAGCTTGGTTTCAAGGGTGGCAACATCTTGGAGGGTTCTGCAGGTATTGGCAACATTTTGGGACAGATGCCTACAACGGTAAGCGAGCGCAGTAACATTCACGCCATTGAGATAGACGGCACATCTGGCGGCATTCTCTCATTGCTCTATCCCGATGCCAAGGTGGAGATACAAGGTTTTGAGCAGACACGCATACCTAATGGCAGTGTGGATCTGGCTATTACCAATGTACCTTTCGTTACCGGGTTGCGTGTGAATGACACCACAGGCGACAGTGACCTTTCTAAGAAGTTCCACAATATCCACGACTTCTGTATAGCCAAGAATGTGCGTAAGTTGCATGAGGGTGGATTGGGTATCTTCATTTCTTCAAACGGCACACTCGATAACAGCAAGGCTTTGCGTGACTGGGTTGTGAACGAGGGAGGTTCGGACTTCATCGGAGCATTCCGCATGAATAACAAGACCTTTGGCGGTACAACCGTCACGTCGGACATCATCGTTATCCGCAAGCGAGTGAATGGTCAGAAGTCGGCACAAGCCATTGACGTGAGCAGCATCAGCGGTGAGCGCACGGCCGAATATGAAGAACCAGGCGCACGCAAGGCCAAACAACTCTCCATGGACTACAACAAGTATTTCATCGAGCACCCAGACCACATGGCCGGTGAAATGCGCTTTGCCTTTGAGGAAGGTGATACATTCAGACCTACGAGCAAGGGACTCTACCCGGTAAGCGGCAAAGACCAAGGCAAGATGCTGGTTGATTTCGTTAAATCGTTCACTGAAGAAGATAGCAACAAAGCGACCACTACAGATCACCACGATGTTTCACTTGTGCTTGATGCGTCAGCGGACGGCAAGAAACTTGGTGAAATGTATATGAAAGACGGCCAGATTGTTTTGGCCAGCTTTGGCGGTTACTATCCTCTTGAAGTGAACGACAAGAAGATAAAGGGACACACCAAGCAGGAGTGTTTCACTGCTTATGCTGCCATCAAAAGTGCATTGGCCGATGTTATGCAGTACCAGACAGAGAACGAGAGTGATGCAGGACTGAAACCATTGATTGCCAAACTCAACAAGGCATACGATGCCTTTGTCAATACCTACGGCCATTTCAACAAAAACAACCAATTAGCATGGTTGCGCAATGATGTGGACTATCCTAATGTGTTCTCATTGGAGACATATAAGGAGCAAGGAGACGGCAAGGGAGGCGTTGTCAAGACCTACGATAAGGCCGATGTGATGAAAGGCCGTGTCGTGGAAAAGGAAAGCGAGCCGCACCCTGAGAATGTCAAGGACGGTGTTGTGGTGAGCATGTTCAAGAACGGACGCATTGATGTTCCTTACATTGCAAGCCAGCTCGGAAAGAGTGAGACGGAAGTGAAGCGTGAAATCATTGACAGCGGACTCGGCTTTGAAGACCCTACGACACGACAGATGGAAGTGTCATACCAGTATCTGAGCGGTAACGTGAGAGAGAAGCTGAAACAAGCTGAGGCCAACAATGATAATGGCGAATACAGCAAGAATATCAAGGCATTGCAGGATGTGGTTCCTATGAATATTCCTGCACACTTGATAGACTTCACGCTCGGTTCGTCATGGCTTGACCCAAAACTATATGACGAGTATGTGAAAGAGCGTACCGATATAGACGTGCATTTCACAGCAGCTGGTGGAACATGGTTTATGAAAGCCCCGACCTATGGTGTGAACGTTGAGAAGAACCGCGCAATGGGTATTGTGAGCGAAATGCTTAAGAAAACAATAATGGGCCATGAACTCATTTCGGCCGCAATCCAGAACAAAAGCATTATCGTGTCACGTACGGAAAAGCATTATGACGGCACAACGGAAACCATCACAGACCGTGAGGCTACGGCAGCATGTGCAGCCAAGATAGACGAGATACGTCAGGACTTCAAGGACTGGGCGCGAGGAAAGATGCAGAGTGACGCGGACTTGTCAGCACGCATGGAGCAAGAGTATAACGACCGCTTCAACAACTATGTTCCTATGAGCATACCTGACGACTTTGTACCTGAATACTTCGGTGGCGCAACACACAAGTTCAAGATGCGCTCACACCAAGGTAAGGCCATTGTACGAGGTACAATGCAGCCGTTGTTGCTTGCTCATGAGGTTGGTACCGGCAAGACATTCACCCTTATCTCCACCGCAATGGAGATGCGCAGACTCGGTACGGCACGCAAGCCTATGATCGTGGTACAGAATGCCACCGTAGGACAATTTGCAGCTTCAGCTAAGGAACTCTATCCAAATGCCAAGATACTTACGCTTGAAGATAATGACCGCAATGCGGAAGGTAGAAAGAATTTCTATGCAAAAATCAAGTACAACGATTGGGATATGATAGTTGTACCTCAGAGTACCTTTGAGTTTATCCCCGACAGTGACGAGCGTCAGATGCAGTTCGTACAGGACAAGATAGACGAAAAGATGCTTGTTCTTGAACAGATGCGTGAGGCAGACTCCAGCGGCAGAGACCCTATAACAAGGCGTGCTGAAAAGGAATTGGCCGACCTCCAAGCAGAAATGGCAGCATTGTCAGAAGGTATCTCAAAGAAGCGCACAGCCAACAATGAAAAGAAGAAAGCCGTTGCCAAGCAGAACGCAGCTGTCAAGGCGCAGGAAATGCTCGATCGCCGCACGGATGATGTGGAGAACTTTGATGATATGGGAATTGATGCCCTGCTCATTGACGAGGCGCACGAATACAAACACCTCGGTTTTGCAACAGCCATGCAGCGCGGTGTGAAAGGCGTTGACCCATCATACAGTAAGAAGTCGCAAGGAGTGTACTTGAAGACGCAAGCCATATTGGAGAAGAATAACGGTCGCAATGTTATCTTCGCCACTGGTACGCCTATCAGTAATACAGCAGCAGAGATTTGGACTTTCATGCGTTATCTCATGCCAAAGGACACCATGAAGGAATACGGTATCTACTACTTTGACGACTTTGTGCGCAACTTCGGCAATATACAGCAGATGCCAGAGTTCAACACAAGCGGCAAGTTCAAAGAAGTGAACCGTTTTGCAGGATATGTGAACCTGCCCGAATTGGTTCGTATATGGTCAGGGGTAGCAGACACCGTGCTGACCAAAGACCAGACGGAACTTGTGAAGAAGATACCAGAAATGGAGGGCGGCAAGGCGCAGGACATCTATTTACCACAGACACGCGCTCTTCGCAGTGTGATGAAATATGTGCGTGAAGAACTTGAACGCTTTGACCAGATGAGCGGCAAGGAGAAGAAGGAAAACAGCAGCATACCTCTCACTATGTATGGTATTGCTCAAGGAGCCGCTGTTGATGCCCGACTTGTGGAAATGCACGCAGAGGATGATCCGAGGAGTAAGACTAACGAAGCCGTACGCCAAACCTTGCGTTCGTTGAAAGAGACTGACGACTATAAGGGTACTGTAGCCATCTTTGCCGACCACTACCAGAATAAGCGCAGCGGTTTCAACCTGTATGAGGACATCAAGAAGAAACTCATCCAGCAGGGTATTCCCGAAAGCGAGGTTATCGTAATGAAGCCCGGCATGACCATCAAGAAGAAGTTGGAAATCTTCGACAAGGTTAACCGAGGCGAGGTGCGTGTTATTCTCGGTAGTACTGCTACCCTTGGTACTGGTGTGAACATACAGGAACGTCTGCACACCCTTATACACCTTGATGCGCCAAACCGTCCGATGGACTACACGCAACGCAACGGCCGCATCTTGCGACAGGGCAATCTGCACAAGCAATGGAATAAACCAGTCCGTGTGCTTCGTTTCGGTGTGGAAGATAGTCTTGACGTAACTGCATATCAGCGATTGAAGACCAAAGGTGCGATTGCTGATAGTGTTATGGAGGGTGACCGACTGATGCAGGACAGCATGAATAACCGTGTGCTTGAAGAGGAAGAAGATGTGTTCGGCGACACAGTGGCCCAACTCTCGGGTAGTGAATACGCCCTGCTGAAAAACAATGCGGAGAAGAATGTGCGCAAGTACGAAAGCCGCAAGAAGCAGTGGGAAGCCGACCAAACCTATATTCACAATGCCAAGCCAAAGTTGGAGGGACAGATAAAGGCAGCAGAGCAACGGGCGGAGGAAGCTAACGCCCAGCTGCTTGCAGTGCAAAAGGCATTCCCCGATGGCAAGTTCACAGAGATAACTGTTGGCAAACTGAAATTTGCTTCGGTTGATGCCATGGCTGACTTCATCAAGGAACACAACAAGAAAATCCTCGATGCAGTAAAGGCGATGAAAGAGAACCCCGGCAATAACGTCCAGACAAATACTCTTACTTTGTCATTGGGAGGTTACGACTTTGTTGTCAAGACAGAGATGTCGCGAGAGACTGTGAACAATGGCGGACTGCTGTTTGCCGAGATACATCGTAGAATGAGCTACTCATGCCCTGAACTTGGTCTGAATAATGTTCCTGTAAAGCAGTCGCTATTGCGCAATGCCGTTGAGGACATCACCGAGAATGTAATCACAGGTAGGGACTTTGCCGAGCGGTTCGACATTGCTACACGTATGGTACAGCACGGCAAATCAGAGTTAGAACAACTAAAGCAGCGTGAAGGTAAGCCGTTTGAGTTTGGAAAGGAACTCGAAGAAGCCAAGCGTCAGTTTGAGGAATATTCCGAGGCCATGAAGGTAGAAATGGCAGAAAAGGAGAAGAAGTATGCCGAAATGGACGCAAGTGTTGACGCAGCTACTGATGTCGTTGCAGACGATGAGGATGAGGCCGCAGAAGACAAGACCAAGTTTCGTTTGCTTGATGCTGACGACCCTAAGGCAATGGAGCTGGAGTCTTTGCCGGAGAGTGAGTTGGTTCCTGTTTACCGTAATGTGCAAGCCTTTGAGGATGATGCACTGGGTTCACCTATGGCATTTACCGATGCAGAGACAGGCGAGCGCAGAACATTGGAAGGCAGACGTTGGAACTATTCTGCACCTCCAAAGGTGGAACTCACCGAGGAGCAGCAGCGCAAGCTGGACGAACTCAACAAGAATGGCTACATCATGGTTGACGGCAAAAAGAGTACAGAGTTGCAGATCAATGATGGTCTGAAATTCGTGAAGCCTAAGACCAAGGAGGCACAGTTGCAGTACTTCCTGAAGAAGAACCCCGAAGACAATGGCTTGTGGGCAGCATACGACCCATACGACCATGCCATCGAAACACCTTTGAACACGCAGTTTGGCGAGGCATACAAGAGGCCTAACCTTGTTGTGGTACGCAGCCTCATCCCGAAATCGGAGATAGATGAGCCGTTCCACGCAGACTATGCTCTGTTGCCTACCGGTGCCCATCAGTGGAACAATGGCCGCACGCTGTATCTTTCACGCTGGAGCAAGATAGACAAGGTGCTTACCCGTGAGGAGGAAGCTAAGCTCATTGACGAGTACTGGAAGAAGCATCCGGGAAAGCGTGAGGAGCTAAAGACCCACCGTGACTACAACCGTTTTGTGCCACAAGTGCGCATAGAGTTGGAGAAGATGGGTTACCGCTTTGAACTTGATGGCAAGGAGTTGACACCGGAGGAGAGTCTTGCACTCGACAAGCAGAACTGGGAAAGCCGCGATGTTATCCCCGGACGCGAGGGACACACTCCATTCGTCAGCAACGAAGACATAGCACGCATCAATGCGAAGATGGCCGGCAAGTGGGTAGGCGAACCGAAGGAAGCAATGGAAAGTGCAATGAGCGATAGAGTGACCGAGTTGTCCGAACGTCTGCATACTCCAGTGCGCATCATACGTACAGAGGAAGAAGTGGCTGCATTACCTTCCGTGCGCCAGCGCAGAATGAAGGGTAGCTTCAATCCTATGACCGGCGAGGTGACTATTGTTGTTCCCAACAATGCTAACATGGCAGACGTTGAGAATACGTTTGTGCATGAGGTTGTGGGTCACGATGGTTTGCGCGTGCTGTTCCCTGATGAGGCTAAGCTGAACAATGCCCTTGATGAACTCTATCGTGTGTCTAAGGACGAGATATGCGGTACCATTGACCGCATGGCGCAGAAGATGTACGATGTCGAGGTGGACCGCATACGCGAGAAGAAACGCAAGGAGCATGTAGCCAATGGTGAGGATGCCAACGCTTCATACTATGCAGACATGGCAGCAGCACATGCCGAGGCTGGAAAGAAGCGTGAGCAGTTCAAGCGTGATGCAACAGAGGAATATGGTGCCGACCTTGCCGGACGTATCGGTGAGAAAGGCTTCGAGAAGATGAGTGCCGAAGAACTTACGTTCTGGGGCAAACTGAAAGCCATGCTCCAAAAGGCTCTACAAAAATTGTTGGACGGATTGAAAATCCCCGGCAAGAGGAAGTGGGGTGATAAGGACTGGGCGTTTGTTCTGCATGAGGCATACAAGCGTAAGAAGAATGGTGGTAAGCCTACCGTGTTCGATGCCGCTGATACTGAGGTTATGCGCAGGAAGACAGGTTTCGGTGATACTAAGTTCAGTGATGGAAAGCGTGAGCAACAGACTGCTAACGAACGTTTCAACAATGAACTTACACGCTATCAGAATGGCGAAATGGATAAGAACGAAATGCTACATCTTGGCAGACCACAAGGTGTAATGCGTACTTTCCTCCCAAACTTGCCTATTGTTATGCGTCAGCGTGTAATAAAGAAAGGTTCGGAGAAGAAGCATGACGTAGATGTATCTGCCATAATGAACATGCCGCAGCACTTATCTTCGCCTATATTCGTGTTCCAACGTAGCGAAGACACCATTGGCGTACTTACTGACATGAGGGACCGCAACGGCAAAAACGTATGTGTGGCTATTGAATTGAAGCGACAGATACAGCAAGGTGCGGAATATCTCGAAGTGAATGATGTGCGTTCGTTCCACGGCAGAGAATTCAAGAACATCGTAGAACCGATTGCGAATAACAAGACATTGAAGTGGGTGGATAAAGAAAAAGGACTCGCTTATCTCTCCTCAGCGTCACAACCGGTTCAGCAGGAAATAGACAAGCAAGTCCTTGATACTGCGACAAAGGTAGTCAAAGATTTTGTAAATCCCAAAGTTTCTGACGAAAATATTGCAGATGAGGGCATTATGTTCCGCGATGGTGACATGGGACTTGAAGAAACCATCACTAAGATGAAGGTTGAGGCAAGCCAAGCGAACGCCGACAACTGGCAAGCCAAGCAGGACGCAATGAGAGCCATCGGTGGCAATCTGAACAAATTGCGTCAGGCAATGGCACGTCAGAGAGAGTATGACCTATCAACCGTTAAGAGCATAACAGACCTTGCAAAGGTGTTGCTTGAAAACGGATTGCTCGATGATCTGAGCAAGTATGAGACAAAGCGCATCCTATCAGCCGTGAACAATGTACATGGCAAGCAGGACGTAAGTGATTACGTACAGAAGGTTATGGACATCATGGTTGACAACCAGCTACGCATGGGAGCTAACCAGCTGGGCAAACTCCTTTCCATTCGTGGAAGCCGCGTTGACGCACGAGGCATTGAGGTACAAGGACAGCTTGACCCGGAAGGCCAGAGTATAGCGCAGGTGGTTAGGAAAGCCACTTCCTTACCAAAGGAGAACATAGAGGAGCGCATTGCCGACTGCACCAACCGTATGGGTAGTGACGACAATGCAGTAGCCGAGGAAGCAGCCATTGAGTACAGCGGTCTGTTGCTTGCCCATCAGTTTGTAGAGGACATCACCGAAAGCAAGGCTGAGGAAAAGGCTCTCCGCGAAAGCATTAAGGAAGCCAAGGCGGACTTGGATGCAGGAACGATGGAAGCCGATGCTTACCGTGAATACGTGGAGTCAACCAACGATGCCATCCGTCAGAATAAGATAGAGCGAGCCGAAGCCTACCGCAGCATTGTGGAGCAAGTAGGCGGTGTTCTTGGTGGCAGCGTTGAGCGAGCCAAGGCATGGCGTGAGGCTGAGAAGCAGCGCGTTGAGACCATCCATCACAATGCCAACTCCGACATGACCGGCAGACCTAACGACGAGCATCACAAGGAAAGCAAGGCACAGAAGATAGCCAATAACAGTATAGTGCGCTTTGTTCTTGCACCTTTAGGCACGTTCGACCAGATGCTTAGAATGTTCGGTAAGAAAAGCGTGAACGGTGAGGGCTACTTGTGGAACCGCTATATGCGTGGATGGGTTGAGGCTACCGAAAAGGAGTACACCGGTTATCAGAACGCCTTGAAGACGCTCGACGAGAAGGTTAGCGAAGTATTCGACAAGAAGATGAAATGGGGCGACCTGTTCTCTTTGGAGCGCAACCTTCCAAAAGCGACCGTTACCTTCTGGGACGGTGGCGAGCAGAAGGCACACGAACTGACACAAGGCAACCTTCTGTATATCTACATGGTTGACAAGATGGCAGACGGCCGCATGAAGTTGCGCCGTATGGGTATCACCGAGGAAGACGTGGAGAACATAAAAGAATTTGTTGATCCTCGTTTCTTGGAACTTGCCGACTGGATGCAGGACGAGTTCCTTGTGGAAAAACGCAACGAGTACAACGAGGTGCATAAGCGCATGTTCGGTGCTTCAATGGCAGCGATTGAGAACTACTTCCCTTTGAAGATACTTGCCAATGCGAGAATTGAAGAAGTGGACGTAGCCGACGATACAACCGACACCGCATTGCCAGCGACCTCAACCGGCAGCATCATCAAGCGCAGACGCAACAATCTTGCCCTTGACGTGATGGGTGCAGACGCATTCAGCGTTATACTCGACCACATTCAGCAGATGGAACGTTGGGCATCCTTTGCAGAGTTCAACCGCGACTTGAACACCTTACTGTCATACAAGCGTTTCCGCAACCAAGTTATGAACATGACAAGTGTTTATGGTGGTGGAAAGACATTGTGGAAGAACTTCCGCAATGTGTGCAGTATGGCCGCAGGAGCCTACCGCCCACCCATTGCAGCCCTTGACAAGGCCGCTGTGAATGTGGCGAAGGGTGTAACGGCAGCCAAGGTTAGTTTCAGAGTGTTCACCGCATTGAAGCAGTTCCTCTCTATGCCAGCTTATCTTTCTGACAGCAGCCCTGTATATCTTGCAGGAAACATTGCCAATCCAATAGGAGCTTGGAAGTGGTCGATGGAAAACCTTCCACTCTTCGAGAAGCGTTGGAAGAGCCGCATGGCAGGAGACCCAAGACTGATGAAGAGCGAAATGGACTGGAAGATGTGGCAGAACCGCGCTGTTGAAATAGCCTCGCGTATCGGTATGTCTCCTAATGCCTTTGTCGATGCACTGACTGTTGCCATTGGTGCACACTCTATGTATCAGACCAAGAAGAAGAAATATCTTCGTTACGGCTATAATGAAGAGACCGCAGAGAAGCGAGCCAAGCAAGACGCTACTATTCTGTTCAACCAGACGCAGCAGTCGAGTGAAAGCGCGTTCCTATCGACGATGCAGACCGACCGTTCATGGCTGAGCGTTCTTTTCACAGTGTTCAGGAACTCGTCAATGTCGTACACACGTCAGCTGTATGATGCATTCCGTAACCTCAAACACCGTTTTGAACCCGGTTACAAAGGACTCACTGAGGAGTATCTTGCCAAGCAGATGCGCAGAGACGGCATAGACCCCGACAAGGCAGACCAGAACGCCAAGAGCGAGTATCGAAGAAGTCTGATGCGTGATATAGTCCGCGTAGGCGTGTTCGGCTATCTGTTGCAGCTTGCTTGGAACTTGGGAGCCTATCTGCCCTATCTCCTCTTAGGTGACGACAAGGACGAGAAGAGCGACATGTGGCATGACATCTTCTGCCATACCATGTTCGGCAGTATAGAAGGCTTGACTGGAGGTGACGTGATGAGTGCTGTAGGTAATGGCTTTGCTAAAGGCGAAGGTTTGAACCTATTCTCCGCTTCAAAGGATATGCCTCTTAGTTCAGACTTGCAGAACATTGTAAACAAATGGAACAAAGACAAGGTTGCCGCCATGAACGATGTGACCAACTTGATGGTTCAGTCAGGTATAGGTGTCAATCCTCAATCGCTGACAGATGCAGTGGTTGCCATCATGGACTACTGTGGTGACGACGCAAACATCTCTCGCGAGTGTGCCCTGCTTATCACGCGCATCATCAACTGCCCACAAAGTCAGATCGACAAGATTTACTTTGACGAGCTTAACGCCACGGCAGCAGAGGCGCAAGGCATGACACCGGCAGAGATAGCCGAGCGATATGCCAGATACAAGATGCACAGAGGCGCACCGTTGACCGGCTGGGCGTACACTGATGAAGCTCGTGACTCCGTAATGACAGCTCAACAGAACCGAGTGCTAACTAAAGCCAAGGAGAAGTTGAACAGCAGAATGGAGACCGAGGAAACCAAACAGTTGCTCAGTGATTACGATGCTGTTGCCAAGCAAGAGACCGCATTGTCGAAGATAAAGAAGACAGACCGTGCAGCCTACCGCGAGGGAATGAAGCAGCTACGCCAGTCGAATGACATGCGCCAGCACATGCGCTTGAAGCGATACAAGCATGACATGAATGAACTCACGTCGAAGTATCTACGCTGCAAGAGCGCAGAGGAACGAGACTCGATTGTCAGCACGATGTTCAGTACACGTGCGAAGATGCTTGAAGACATCGGCAGATTGAAGCAACAATAGTTAAACAACAAAGGACGGTGCAAGGAATTACCTTTGCATTCGCGAAGGCAGGCTGCACCTCGGCAATTGAAAGCGAGCTTTCATTGCTCTCGGTTTGCACTGCCTTTGCACGTCCCAAATTATAAAAATATGGCAAGAAGAAAATTACATAAGGCGAGTGCTGTCATGCCTCATGAAGGAATGGACAGCGTAGCTACAGCCAAGCACACGTTGGGCGGTAACCGTGCATTTGAGGTATTGTGGCAAGCCCAGCAATATTGGCTTGCTATGGATACGTTCCGCAGAGACCGTGAACGTAACAAGAACTACACCTACGGACGGCAGTGGGATGACTACGTTTGCGTGAATGGTCGGAAAATACGCGAAGAGGAACTCATCAAGAAGCAAGGTAATGTACCCTTGAAGAACAACCTCATTCGTCGTATGGTACAAGCTGTACTTGGTATATACCGCAGTCAAGCCAAAGAACCCACTTGTACGGCACGCGACCGCGACGAGCAGCGTTATGGCGAGACGATGAGTACCGTGTTGCAATGTAACATGCAGCTGAATCGCATGACGGAAATAAACGCACGATGTATGGAGGAGTTCCTTATATCGGGCTTTGTCGTGCAGCGTAAGTGGTATGGCTGGCGAGAAAACAAGCTGGACTGTTGGACCGACTATGTACAGCCCAACAACTTTTTCATCGATAACAACATGAGGGATTTCCGAGGTTGGGATTGCAGTTGTGTGGGCGAGGTGCATGACATATCGTTTGAGGAACTGTGCGGACGCTTTGCCAAGGACGGAAACGATTACAACCGTCTGGCCGAGATATACAAGTTTGCCAAAGACAAATCATATCTCAGTGCTACGTTTAATCATTTTGGCCATCCTTTGCAGGGTAACTTTGATTTTTTTGTTCCGTATGATGTGACACGTTGTCGTGTAATAGAAGTGTGGAGGAAGGAAAGCAAGCCACGTGTCCGCTGCCATGACGTAAACAACGGCGATGTGTTCAAAATTGACATTGAGGATTTCCAAGCCCTTGTAGCAGACGAAAACGACAAGCGTTTGCAAGAGGCCCGTGAGCTTGGTATGGACGAGAGCGATGTGCCGCTTATCCGTTGGGAGTGGTTTATGGATAGCTACTGGTATTATTACATGCTCACTCCGTTTGGTGACATTCTGGAAGAAGGCGAAACCCCATACGAGCACAAGAGCCATCCGTATGTGTTCAAAGCATATCCGTTCATCGACGGTGAGATACATAGCTTTGTCAGCAATGTAATAGACCAGCAGCGATACACAAACCGTTTGATTACGATGTACGACTGGATTATGCGAGCTTCGGCAAAAGGTGTGTTGTTGTTCCCGGAAGACTGCTTACCGAAGGGAATGTCAATGGACGACGTTGCCGACGAATGGGCACGCTTCAACGGCATCATCATGATCAGGACACCGAAGGCCGGAACGCCATTGCCTCAGCAGATAGCCAACAACTGCACACAGATAGGTATCTCAGAGTTGCTGAGCATGCAGTTGAAGTTCTTCGAAGACATATCCGGCGTTAACGGCGCATTGCAAGGCAAGCCCGGTTATTCGGGTATGTCGGCCAGTCTGTACAATCAACAGGCACAGAACGCCTCAACGTCTCTGCTTGACTTGCTCGACACGTTCTCTTCTTTCGTAAAAGAAGGTGCGTATAAGGACGTGAAGAACATTCAGCAGTTTTACGACACGCCACGTGTATTCAACATTGCAGGAAAGAACTCTACCATTGTGGAGTACGACCCGAAGAAGATACGCGACGTAGAGTTTGACCTTTCGATTGTGGAGAGCACAGCAACCCCAGCATACCGTGCTCTAACCAACGACATGCTTATGCAGTTGTGGGAAAAGAACGCTATCAGCGTGGAGCAGCTGTTGGAACACGGCGACTTTCCATTTGCCGACGAGTTGCTGCAGAGCATCAAGTCACAAAGGGAACAGCTGGAACAAGGCAAGGTTCCGGACGGCATTTCTCCGGAACTTGCGCAGCATGTTCAGCAAAACGCAAACGCATCTGCCATGCAACAGGCACAGCAGATGCTACAAGCGTCTTAATAAAACTATCAGATGGAAGCCTCGGAAACGGGGCTTCTGTCTTTTCTAAGTGTACGGTTAACAATAGGAACCCATTCAGGCATATCCATTTCCCGGAAGCAGATATGCAGACCTATTGCACGTGTCATAAGCAAGTCGTCATGTTTGCCAGTAATAGCACCATATGCACCGTTTTGTTTTCGCTCATAGGTGTTGTATTCATCCAGACAGCGTTTGTCGCGCTCGATATAGAGCCGGTCGCGTACCACCTTGATGAGGGTAGAGATAATCATCGGCTTTGTTGACACATTGGTATGGAAGCCATATTTACGCGGTGCGCCCTCCCTTATTTCATCCTCCGACTGCTTGCGTGCATACAAGTTCGGGTATATGTCTGAAATCTGATTGAGTATATATTGCGACTGGTCGCCACCTTCCACCTGACGCTCCTTGTCGTGAGTCTCCAACGTGTTAGACTCAATGACCAGAAGAGAATTGTCGTAGAACGCCGCTATCTGTGCTGCACGCCAAGCGAGTTGGTCTATGTCGCAATGTCCGTACCACTGAGCCACCACAGACGGCGGCTCGCTACCATCAATCATACTAAGCCTGTCGAATACCACGATAACAGACCAGTCAGCTTTATTGGAACGTCCACCCACATCGACAACGGTAAGATAACGGTTGACAACTTCGTAGCCTTCGAATGTTTCCGGCATTGCCCATATAGAAAGCAATCCTTGCCTGTCTGCACGGAAACGGAGATTGGAAAGTGCATCCTCTCCTTCGTCTCCATCAGCATATACCTCACCGATATACTGAGGCTGCTTGCAGAACCGCTCGAACTTCTTGACACGGTATTTGTCGAACACCATAGAACCAGAATGAACGAAAGCCTCCACATCATCAGAAGGGAACTCGGAAGCCATTACAGCAAAGTCGTCCTTACCTGCACGCTCCTCTATGTACCAGTTGATAGCCTCCAGTGTAGCCCCTTTCTCCCATAACGACCAAAGGTAGCGTCCGGACTCCTCACGATTGGACGGCACATAGGCATTCTCTCTGTTTTCGTACAGCCATTGTGCAAATTCACGCATTTCGTCAGCCGAAGCAAACTGCTTGGAATACTGCTCAATCTGAAACCACGAAATAAAAAGAGCTTCATATTGTGATTTGATTGTAGGATCAGCAGCTGCCGTATATTCTGTGTGGAAGAAATTTCCAGTTCCATTCGGTGTACTCTCCATTACGATCATCGTGAATGGTTCCAAAAGAATACCGGAACATGCCGAACGCACGATGTCCTGCGGTGACTTACCTTCTGTCTTTTGCCACAAACCGACCTCTGACAAATGCACAAGAGAATAGGCACCGCCACGACATCCATTAGGACGCTCAGCAGTGCCAACCTTAATCTTGCAATTGCGTTGTGGTACGCGATGAGTGGAGCCAGACTTACCTACACCAACCAACTTCGGCTCGTTCTCGGAATATGCCTCACCCAGTTTGTGCAGGAACTCTACCGGGTACCTGTCAATCATGAGGTCAAACATATCCTTGATTTCGTCAGAAGCCGCTCCTTGATGTGCAATGATGAGTGAGTTTAGTCCCTTTCGATGATTGAACTGAAGCCATGCCATGTAGAGCTGTGTTGTAGTAGAACCACCCCACTGTCGAGCCTTCAACAATATTAGTCGTATAGGAAGACGAGCTTTTCTCTTCGCCTCGAAACGAGACACCAAAATACGCTGCGGATAGTAAAGTCGGAACAGCACGTCCTTACCAGCCTTCTTGTTGTGGATATAGACGAGCGTAGCCGCCCAGAAAGGGAAGTCGTGTTTGAAGCGTAGTCGTATGAGCTTACGCGAGACCTTTATGTAATCATCATCGTTAGGCTCAACATGGAGAACAGACGAAAGAAACTTGTCGATAGACCCAGCCTTGACAAGTTTCTTCACCATTTGTATTTTCATCATCTCTACAGGGAGCCATTGGACGGGTATGGCAAAGTCGGAGATACACACTCGCACACGTTCTCCTATGGACCCTTCACCCGTGACCGGGTCGAAGTGAGCGAACATCACCTCATTTCGCCGGTCGTTTTCAGCGAGTAAGCGTGCAATCTCTGTATCTATCATATTGGTTGTCATACCATCCATTCTTTATTCGGTAAATAAATTCGCCCACTGTACGAGGCGTGAGATAGAATTTCGGTGCAGGTTGATTTACTATTTTCGTCACAAGTTCGTACACCGATTTGTCGGGCTGTTTCTCACGTAGTATAACGAACCTTCGGTAAATCTCCTCAAACATTTCACGCTTGTTGCTCCTCATCCTTGGCATCGGTTTTCCTGCTGCCATTGCTGAAATGACAATAGCAGCCCTCTCCTCGCTCACCCAAAAGCGAGAAGCCGGAGACTGAGCGACAAGTTCGAAGATAACCGGCATCACGATGATGGAAGCCTCTGCGAGTTTCTCCCGATAAGCCCTCATGAGGTCGTTATTACGTTCGCGTGTAAATTCAAGAATGCTGCCAAAGTATTTCATAAAATAGCCCGATTGTTTCTTCAAAGTTACAGAAACGAGGTCACAAAAGTTAAAAGTCAGTCCACATCTTATATAGGTATTTTTGCAAATGAATATGACACATTCTAAAGATTTTGAAGATAATGGCTGATAACAACGGAGTTAAGAGCAGACGCGACCAACAGTTGGAACGGCTGCGAAAGAAATATCCCGACAAGAAGTTCGAGGATGATGAGGAGATTTACGGTCAGATTTCCGACGATTACGACCAATACGAGCAGGACCTTAGCGGCTACAAGGACAGGGAAAAGGCCATGTCCGACATGTTTGCCGCTGACCCAAGGAGTGCACAGTTCCTTGCTGACATGCACAATGGCAACGACCCATACGTCGGGCTTGTAAAAAACTTCGGCATAGAAATACAGGACGTACTTGACGATCCTGAAATGCAGGAGAAGATAGCCGAGGCCAACAAGGACTATGTGGAGCGTGTAGCCAAGTCAAGACAGCTTGACGAGGAATATGAGAAGAACATGGACGCAAGTCTTGAAACCCTTCGTCAGTTCCAAGAAGAGCGTGGCATGAGCGACGAACAGATTGACGCTGTAGTGGATGCCGTTTTGACCGTGGTTCGTGACGGTGTTATGGGCAAGTTCTCGAAAGAGACTCTTGCAATGTTCGTGAATGCCATCAACCATGACAGTGATGTAGCCTCAGCAAGTGAAGAGGGACGTGTCGCCGGACGCAACGACAAGATTGTGGAAGGCTTGCGCAAGCGAGACAAAGGCGACGGCACTGCACCACTGAACGGCAAGAATGGCGGTGCGCCCAAGAATAAGAGAAACATGGACATCTTCGACTTTGCAAATGCTGCAAAATAATACGTCATGAGCATTAGTGTAGAATTTCCAAATACAAAGCCACGTGAACCCTCACAAGGAAGTGCAGGATTGCGGACACATATCGGTGGTGCCTGTACAACTGTAAGTGCGTTAATGGAAGCAAGCAAAGCTATACATAACGAAGGCTTTGTGAAGAAAAGCATTGTCAAGGTACCGGCAAAAACGAAACATAACAATAACAAATAAAAACAAATTAAAATGAGCGTAGAAGTAACAACTACCCAGCAACAGAACTCTGGCAGTGCAAACACGCCAGATAGTCCTGAACTTACTCCAAGTGCTGGTTCCGCTGGTCTTCAGACACAGTTAGGTGGTGCGCCTACTACCGTCAGTGGAGTAGAGAACGCATCAGGAGGTATGGGCGAACTTGTAATGCCCGAAGTTGACAAACGAATTTTCATGTTTGAACGTGATCAGAACTCTTTGATGCAGCTTATGCTGATGGCAAAGTCCGTGAACGTTCATAGCATGGAAGTAAAACACTATGCAATTGACCAAGGCACACCAATCGTTACGGTCGCATCTGTCAACGGCAACACTATCACGTTAGTCAATGCCGACCAGAAGAAAGTTCGAGCATACGACACTCTTATGGTCAAGGGAGTCAAAGGCTACGACTTTATCGGTGGTACCAATGTCAAGAGCCGTCGTCCCCTCCAGCTCTTTGTAAAGAGCGTGAACAACGACGACACCATCACCTGTATAGCAACCAACGGTGTTAAGCAGGCTGCGACAGACCAGTATGGCAGTCTTCCAACAGCAACCTCTCCAACAGCAAGCAACACCAATATCATAGCAGCAGGTACGAAGTTAGTACGTATGGCTAATGCCATGTATGAGACTCAGAAGTGGGTTGACCCAAATACTGTCATTCCTTCTCCAGACGACTTGTACTTGCAGAAGCGAGGTATGACAAGCATCGTATCAAAGTATCTTGCCGACCAGAACATGGAGATACCTTACGATGAGGCTGTCAAGGCAGAGGCCCAGTTGCGTGAGTTCAAGGCTGCCGGCAACCGTACGCTTCTCATTTCTCAGCAGAACAAGATGCTTGTACGTTCGAGCATGGGTGACGACCAGTGGGACTATACAACCAATGGTGTTCGTTGGCAGGTGAAGCGTGAGGTGAAGCATCGTGGCAAGTGGACATTTGAGGATGTAATGTCTCTCATCAAGCTGTATTACGGTGGTGCAGACAAGCCTAAGTCCGGTCTCTTCCTCGTTGGTAACAACCTTGGCCAGAGTTTGCAGCTCATTGACTGGAGCAAGCACCCAGAGGTTACGATGGAGCCTTTCACCAATGAGAGACTTGGTTGGAAGGTGACACGTCTGTACTGCATCTTCGGTGAGCTTCAGATTAAGATTGAGCCTACGTTCAATGATTGCGGCTACGAGAACAGCGGTATCATTGTGGGCGAAGACCGTTTGGTACACTATGTACGTCGCGGCGAGAGCAGCTACACAGAGGACGTTGAAGGTGAGGAGGCAACACGCAATGGCGTTCTCGTCAGTGACGCTCTTGGTTTGAAGGGCAACTGTCATATCTGGGTTGATGGTGACGATGACGATGACGACACCGCTCCTGCAGCTGACGAGTTCCGCTTGTGGAGTAGTGACACAGCTCCGACCGAAGCCGATCTCGAAGATGGCGTAATTTACGTTTTCGCTTATGGCATGAACATCAAGTCAGGCACTGCCACTATTACAGTGAGTGCAGGTGACGCATTCAAGTACAATGCGACAGGCGAGAACGAGAAGAAGTGGGTTCGTTTCTACGGTCCTATTTCAGCTGAGTAACTTTTTTGTCAACGCTAATTATGGGGGGTGGATGCGCTTTAAGTCAATCCGTCCCCATTTTTAATAAAACAATATAACATGGAAATTAAAACATACGGAGTATATGGTCTCACGGAATGGCACGGTAAAGTTAAGGCCGGCACCCTTGAGGCGAACTTGTCGTTCGTTGGTGGCACGTCTTCTCCAAGTGGTTCACAACCTGCATACATGGTGACCAAAGACCCAATTACACAGTTTGTAATTGAGAACTCAAAGGAATACAAGAGTGGTTTTATCAGTCTCGTAATGCGTCAAGTACTGCCCGGTACCCACATGCGAATTGCTACCCATAAGCCTGTTCCTGACAGTGACGAACAGGCAAATGAGCATTTGTCAGAAGAAACTAAGACAGAAACAGTAAAGCCGACAGGTGATGTAGAAATGCCTACACAAGAGACTGGCATCGAGCAGAACGAACGTGGTCTCACTGAAGTTGAGTTCAGTACCAACCAAGAAGCCAAGGACTATCTCGCGAATACCTTTGGTGTGAAGAGTGGTACGATGAGAACTCGTGCAGAAATTATAGCTGTAGGTGAAACCTATGGCGTTAAAATCATTTTTGTAACCGAGTAATCACAGCGACGGTATGGTGTACAAAATCGAAGTCGTGGAGCGTGACGTGCGCATTGCCATTGACGAAAACAAGACAAGCGATCAGCTCATCAGCGATGAGGACATTGACACCTTATCGTTGAATGACATCATCCGCTCAAAGATAGTTGAAGCCGTTCGGCGTGTAGAGTCGTCCGCTCCCGTTCACTACTTGGAAGAAGGTCACGTGTTTGGCGATGCCATCTACTGGGAGAACAACGGAAGCGGTTGGACTCTGCTGCCCGATGATTTCATGCGTCTTGTAGCCTTTCGCATGAGCGACTGGGAACGCACCTGCTATATGGCCATATCAGCAGACGACCCATTGTATGATTTGCAATCGTCAAGATACAAGGGTATTCGCGGCAATGTCCAAAAGCCGGTGTGTGCCGTAGTGAACCGTGCCGAGGGCAAGGTGTTGGAGTTCTACAGTTGCAACAGTGAAGAAGCCTACGTGAAACGTGCCTCATACATTCCTTATCCGAGCATAGACGAGGAGGACGGCATAGACATCAGCGAGCGTTGTTACACAGCCGTGGTCTATACTACGGCTGCATTAGTATTAACCGCCTATGGTGCGAGCGAGCAAGCTGCCGCAATGAACACCTTGGCAAAAAGCATTTTTGAATAATGAGTTCAATACCAACAAAACAGATAGATGGTGACGTTGCGGTTAGTCGTGACGTTAACATCGGCGGCAAGGCCACCATACGCGGTTCGGCAAAGGTCGGCCACAATCTGACCGTTGACGGCTGGCTTGAAGCCAAGAACATAAAAGGCCCGAACAAAGGCCTGTTCAAAACGGCGGCACAGCTACGCGAGGCTTACCCTAATCCTCATGAAGGATGGTGGGCGTTGGTGACCGTAGAAGGCAGTGCAGCGTCAGATCATCTTGGCCAGCTCTATGTAGCTGACGGTGGTACATGGGTAGCGCAAGTTGACAGCAACGGTAATCCGCTGCTGAAGGGTAATCCTACGGTTGATAGCACCGAGTACATGGAAGCCGTGGAGGGAATGACAGCCGACCTCGAAGCCGTGAAGGTGGACGTTAACAAGAACAAGGAAGACGTGCGCAGCCTACGTTCTACACAGACCACGCAAGGCGAGAGCATCAACACCCTCAACACAAAGATGGGCACAGCTCAGAGCGACATCAACACACTGAAGAAGACTGTAAGCGACAACAAGACTGAACTTGCGAGCAGCATCAGCGGTGTACAGAAAGACCTCACATCATTCAAGAACACCAAAGGACAGCCCAACGGACTTGCGCCGTTGGACGAACAGAACCAGATACCTTCGCAGTATCTTCCCGACTATGTGGACGATGTGCTTGAGTTCAACGGCAGCTTCAATGACATTACTTCGCAGATGATGTCGTTAAACAAGTACTCAACGGACGAGAACTGTAGCGTTGTTTTCAGCAGAGACGCTGGTGCTTTTGTGCTGAAATACACGCAGCCATCGAAAACGGAAGGTGACTTGCGCCCGACCATCACTTACTACAACAACTGGATAGACGGTGATCTTTACGGTGAGGGCACTATGAAAGGCCGTGTGCCACACAGCGGCAAGATTTACATAGACGTTACAGCCAACAAGACTTATCGTTGGGGAGGCAGCACGCTTGTTGCAATAGGTTCGGACTTGGCATTGGGCCATACCAGTGGCACTGCATATCCCGGTGACGAGGGAGCCGAGCTAAATAGCACACTCCAGACAGCGAACATACGCATTGAGGGTATAAACATTCTTCGCTTTGATGGAGTGTGGGACGGTACCGGCAAGGCACCGAGTCGTGGTTTGTGGTATGCTCCAAGTTTGGACTACGAAGGAGAGTGGTGCTTCCGTAAGTTCGGAGGTGTTAGTACAGAGACATACGGTTATCCGGAAGAAATGTATAACACCGACAGCGTAGGACGTGCGGACCATATCTATTGTTGTGCAGACGAGTTGTTCCGTATCGTTGACAAGAAGATGCAGAGGATTGGCGGCAGCGGCAGCTCTGCCAGCATTTACAACCCGACGGTGGAGCAGGGAGGACACTACTATGTGTTGTGTGATACCGACGATACGGCCAATTCAGCTGTTCACGCAGCGAAGGAAAATGGCAAGGCTGCAGTAGGCCTGATGATAACCTTCGCATTGAAGAAAGGCACTTGGAAGACTTACCAGTATATCGGAGCCAATACGGATGATAATAACTGGTACGACACAGAGAACTGGAAAGACTTCGGTTCGATGGTGCAGGGTTCAGAGTCGATGATAGACATTGACATCATAGCCCCTCTACCTACAGGTTTCTACACCCTTGGCACCGCACTTGCAGCTCTGAAAACCTATCAAGAGACAACAAGTGTGAACTATCAGAAGCGCGGTTTGGTGATAAGCTACACGACGGAAGCCAATAAGGTAGAGACCAAACAGTATCAGGGCGACTCCATTGCGGACTTCTACGAGGCCGGGCTTTGGCAGGACTTCGGCGGCGGCAGCAAACTTGTGGCGAACGACACGATGGAAGACAATGGCAAAGACGCTTTCTCTACAGGAGGAGCGTATAAGGTCGTACCTACGGAGATAGAGGCTACAGAGGAAGAAGGCAGCGTATCACTGAAGCTAAAAAACAAGGCTGGCGACACCCTGTCTGAAGCCCAGTTCAGTGTGGGCACCGGTACTGGAGGTGGCGGTGGAACTACACTTGCCATCAACTTTGAAAACGACCCCTTCTATGTCCGTGCAGGAGGCACAGCCATACTGAAAGCCGCCATCCGCAGTGTGACCCAGCTATCCGATGGATCATCGCAGGACAACAAGATACAGAGTGTGGTGTTTATCAATCGCACGACCAAGACCACTGTAGCCTCATTCAAGCCCAATCAAGCAAGCAGTTCGTCGTTAAAGTCGTACACCTTCGAGTTTGACCTAAGCACCATTGCGGCCAGTGCTGGCAGCGTAGAGCTGCAAGCCGTAGCCACCGATGCCACCGGCAAGACAGCCACGAGAAACGTGGAAATGATTGCCGTTGATGTGACCGTAGAGAGCAGCCAGACACTGAGCTATACGAAGAGCACCACATTGCAGGTTGGCGGTCAGAAGGTAAGCATCCCTATGTATCGTTTCCCAAACAATGCCTCAGACAAGGGTATCCAGACGAAGATAGAGATATACCGCAACGGTGTTTGGGAGACGCTGGAGAGTGTATTGGTTAAGGACACCTATACCCATAATGTGACCATCGACCCACAAGGCATGGGACACGGCGCATATCCTCTTCGCATACAAGGACAAGACGTAGCATCAGGACTGCAAGGTAACACGCTGCATACCGCAGTCATGGTGATAGAGCAGCGTGAGAGCGTGAGCGACTACACGAAGCCCATCATTGTGGCACGATGGTATGACGACAGCGACGGCAAGACAAAACTCTTCAAGACCGTCAGCTTTGACATAGCCTGTTATCAGCGAGACAACGCCAACCCGAATGTAGAGGTGAAGGTGAAGAACGAGACCACTGACGAGACAGAAACGATTGCCAACAAGGTTATGAACCGCAGCAGTTACTACACGATAGAGAAACGCATTGTGGGTTATAACGACGGCGACACATTGATCTTCGATGCAACATGTGGCGAGGTACGTCTGGCGGAGCAACTAAAAGTTGTCATTGACGGCAGCATGCTTGCCATCAGCGAGACCGAGGGCGCATACTACAAATTGAGCTTTGCCGGCAGAAGTAACGACGACATCGACAAGAGCATCAAGGCCACCTGTGCTGACGGCAGCATTGTGGAAGTGAAGGTAAACGGCAGTAACTGGTCGAGCAACGGTTTTGTTGCAGACAACTTCGGTACGGAGAAAGCAGACGGCAGAATGGCACTACGTGTGGCTGAGAATGTGACGGCAGCATGTAGCGACACACCATTGGCAAGCAAGGACATACCCACCAACGGTATGGCACTAAGCTTTACATTCAAGGTTAAGAACATTGCCAAACGTAATGCAAAGATTATGTGGTGTATGGGCGAGCGATTGGGTTTTGTGCTTACTGGAGAGAAATTCATTGTGACCACCGCAGGTGATAGCGATGAGGCTTTGAAAGACGTTCAGACAACCGCCGCCACCTCCTACCTTGACGACACCGTATATCGCATAGACATTGTGATAGAGCCACAAGCCAGAGCACCCTATAGCGGTGTGATGCTGTGCAAGGTGTTCCAGAACGGCGATGCAGCAGCTTGTGTTCCCATCAGCACAGTCAGCGGCTTCCCCAACATTGCGGACATGATACACTTCGACGGTACAGATGCTGACCTTTACCTGTATGAGGTAGTGCGATGGAATACCTACTATGACTTTATTCAAGCATTCAACAACTACATCGTGAACCTCACAGACACGACTGCCATGCTGACCGAGTATGAGCAGAACCAAGTTATGAGCGATGTTACAGCTGAGGGCACGACGAAACCACGCCCCGATATGCAAAAGTTGTTAGACCGCGGTATCATGGTTGTGGCAATGACGCGCACTTCGGACAAGAACCTTAGCAAAGACGGTGGCGCGGTAACGGACAGCGAGATATATTATCCTGACTACATCGAAGGTTTGAGGGACAAAAAAACGTCCGTTTTGATGGACTGGTATATTTATTTCCCCGACCGTCCGTGGGCAAACTGCGTTATTGAAGCCATCCCGACGACAAACCAAGGAACTTCGACACTTGCCTACGGTGTCAAGAATAAGAAGGGCAAGGGTAAGAAGGCGAAGAGGATTAGAATGCTCTACACAAGAGAGCAGATTAGTGAGATGTACAATGGTGATGAGACTATTCTTGCCAAGTATGACGACGCAGCAGCTCTTGCGAAGAAAAAGAAGATCCGCGTGAAGGAAGGCAGTACGCCTATACAGAACATTACCATCAAGGTTGACTACTCGGACTCTGCCGGTGCCAACAACTGTGCCATGATGGAGCTTATGAACGACACGCAGATAGCCCTTGGCAGTGACTATATGACCCCTGCACAGCGACACAACACCGACAAGAGCGAAGAACTGCATACGAGCATTGACGGTGTGACGTGTGCCCTCTTCCGTACCGACTACCGCATAGGTCAAGACAAGGGAACACAGGCCGCTACACTTCCTGAGAACGCCTACTTCCACTCGAAGGCAAACTTCAATGCCGACAAGGGTAATCCCCACTTCTTCGGTTTTGAGGACGTTAAGGGATATAATTACGGTTGTGTTAACTATGGCGACTTCAAGGAAATGGTAGCTCCGAGAGATACGCCCATTGACACCTACAAAGCCAGTGTGCTTGCGGACACAAGCTCATTGATACCGGGTACGCTGTATATGCTGAGTGAGTTTTGTGGTCCGGAAACACGCTTCATCGAGAACGATGGAACCGGAACCATGACAGAGATAGGTGAGGTAGCCGTGGAAGACAGTCATGTGCTTGGCAAGACACTTACCGAGGTACAGGCAGACAACGTAAAGAACTACGATTGGGGAACAGCCTATAAGACCTCAGACGGAAAGTATGTGCAGTATAAAGGAGGAGCATGGAAGGACACCACAGGCACCATGACTTATGACAATGCCACTAAGAAATGGAGTGTGCAAGGTCGCGTGCTGAACCCTGTGGAGTGCTACGAATACAGACAGTATCAAGAGTTCTGTTGGCAGCAGGGCGTGAACAGCGTGGACGATATGCTAAAGACGCTGCACACCGACGATGGCGATGTTCCAGTGTGGAGCACATATTACGAAATGCGCTACCCTGACGACGACGACTTGAACGCCCTGTATGCGTCGGGCAAGAAAGTTCCGTACCAGCTGTATAGAGAGTTGGCCTTCTGTCAGCAGTGTAACCAGAATTTGACCGACAATGCCGAAGAGAACGCCGCCAAGAACCCTGATGGCAGCGAAAAGGTATTCAACGGAGCCGGTGCAAGCACAACCATTACCCTTGGTGGCAAGACCGTAGCCGGTACCAAGGAGAACCGCAGGAAGAAATGGCAGCAGGAAATGCACAAGTATTACTCTCCCCATTCAACTCACTGCTATGTTGTGGCGAGCGACTACAAAGCCACCGTGGACCAGCGAGCCAAGAACATGATGATTGCTGTTTACTTGGAGACCGACGGCAGCATGCGCTACTACTTCAACCACTGGTATGACGGTGACTCATGTGACGAGGCAGACAACGACTGCTACCTGACCATACCTTGGGATATGGACGGAGCAGCGAGCCATCTGTATCAAGGATGGGATGGCGTAATGTTCCAACAGAGCTATGCCTTGTTTGACAGAGGCGAAGGTGTATGGCTTGATGATGCAGGTACGGAGACGCTGACTCTTCATGACACAGCGGCAAAGATGCGTGCCACGAAGACCAAGGCCGGCCTTGAAATCTTCTCTACTGACGGCTGCTACCGTTACTGGATGATAGACCGCATCTTGAGATGGCCAAAGGTGGTAAGTTCGTTTGACGGAGAGCGCAAGTATATAGAAACAGCTACCGCTGCCGACAACCACTATCCTGCCTTGCATGGTCTGCGACTGGAGAGTCTGCCAGCCTTCCAGCGCAAGCGTTTCGCATACAGAGACGGCTACTTCCAGACTGGTGATCTGTTCCGTCATTTCTTCCAAGACCGTGTTATGGGACCCATCACGGTGAAGATAACGGCAGCACAGGACGGTTACTTCGCCATGGGCGTGGACTCCACCTCGTCAGCCAAGTACAGTTGCTATCTAAAGGAAGGTGAGAGTCACACCTTTACAGAGGTTGCAGCAGGAGAAGGCGGAAAGCTCATCTACATCTTCGGTGCAGACAAGATAAGCGAGCTTGACATCAGCGGCTGTTCTCCTAAGAATTCAAACTGGATGCTTAGTGAGTGCACCTTACTGCGCAAGCTTGTCATTGGCGGTGAAGGATATACTCCAGCTTATACCACGGACATTCTGAGCACGCTGAACTTAGGACAGATGCCTTTCTTGGAAGAGATAGACATCAGGAACACGATGATCACCGACGTGAACGCCTCGCTGTGTCCTCGCCTAAGAAAGGTGTTGGCAGAAGGCAGTCTGTTGAAGTCCATCACACTTGCAGAGAGTTCGCCTATTGATACGCTGCACCTTCCCGGTACAATGACAACTCTGTACTTCAAGAACCTTCCTAATCTGACCTACCCCGGTGGTTTGACCATTGACGGAATGGCTAAGGTGACGAAGCTGTTTTTGGACGGAAGCCCGAAGATAGATGCCATGACGCTGCTGCGAGAGGTAACCACGGCCAGTGCGCTGAAGAGTGTACGCATAGCCGGCCTTGCTGCTACGGAAAGCGTTGAGCTGCTGCGAGCCATCAAGAACAATGGAGCCGTAGGCATAGACGCAAACGGAGCAGACTATGACGAGAGCGGCCAGTGTAGCGGACTGATAGGCAGATGGATCCTGACCCTACTTTCAGAGGAGAGTGAGATTGCGGAGCTGAAGCGTTACTTCCCGAACCTTGAAGTTATAAACTCGCAATTCTCTGTCATAAAGATAGACGATGTGGTGAGCGGTGACTTCTGCGAGAAGTACAGCAACCCCGAGAACCAGACAGGAGCCGATTACGATAAGAGCTTTGTGGCAAGCGGCCATACATTGAAGATATTGCAGGACACCCATGCTTACAAGTGTACATACAACTCCAAGTTGAAACAGATGGAGGGTGTGCAATTGAGCGATGCAGACTTCAATAAACTTGCTAATGGTGAGAGCTTCGATGTGAGCGACAGCGCAGGTGAAGGCTTTGACATCTTCCACCACTTGCCTCATTATTGGTACAAGGGCGTGAACGACTACAAGAACCAAGTAAAGTATCACTTTAACTCAATTACAGATAATGAGCCGTTATCGACTGTAAACAACCGCAAGGAGGCATTGCTTTCTGAGCTGCTCTATGCAGAAAATACAGGCGTGTATGCTGACGAGGCAACAGTTGGCGAGACAGTTGGCGATAATATTATTGCCACAGCAGCCAATGCGAATGTCTACCGTATGGACGTTGAGGGCATGAAGCAGGTAAGATGGCCGGGACTTAACCACGCTCGTCTTGGTGCCGTCTTTACGGATGCAAACGGCAAGATAGTGGGCAAGTTCATTATGATGGTGAGTCATGCTTACTTCGACTTCTCAATCGGTAACTATGTGTTCTGCGATGTGCCAAACGGTGCCAAGTGGATATACTTCACTTCGTATCGTGACATTGGCGACATAAAGTGTCTTGCTGTTGACAGCGAGCATATAGAGGCAATAGAACCAGAATGGACTGAGCACACCGTTGGTGAGTTCGACAGTCTTGTGGGAACATACCCCATCACTATTGACGGACTGAAACGACCTCGCAGCATATCAGGTGCTGTACGTTCGAAGAAAGGTGACGGCACTTCACAGACCTCTGCAGAATGGGCATACGACACGGACGGTAACCCGACCGAAATGCCGACAGGGACAATACACTACACAGCCAAGGATTTCCAGAATAGTGCGCACATGCGCGGAGATGGCTACCAACTCCAAGACTATGAGCAGCACAAGGAAATCAGTAACCTGTGGTGGGCGACCCATGGAACGACCGATGAGCAGTCTGTTGTGGGCAATGGTGCACATGACAGCACACTCAACAGTCGTGACGACATCGGCATGGCGGACACATCGTATGTGGGCAACTCCATGAACTCAATCATGGGACTCAAACACTATGTGGGCTGTGACAGTGAATGGATGGACTACATTGCAGGAAATGTGAAGAGCTACGAGACGTTCTATAAGAACCGTTGCGTGGAGACGAACGATGATCCTGTAGATTATGTGTTCCACATCTTCGACCCGATTAAGAAGACGGAGCGAACCGTGCAGAGTGTGAACAGCGGAGGTAACTGTGTAGTAAGAGTGGTGCATGGTGCCAAGTGTGACATCTTGCCAAGCAAGGTGCATCAGACAGACACCAGCAAATACACTACACACTATGCAGCCGGAGTATGGTTCCCGGGCAGTAGAGGCCGCTGTGTTCTGCGGTCTGGCAGCAGCTCGAATGCGTACAGCGGTCTCGCTTATGCGGGCGCGAACCTCGCTTCTTCGAGCTCGGGCCCGAACTACGGTGGTCGGCTCGCCTTCCGCGGAAAATTCGTCATAGTCGGATAAGCGGCAAGCGAAGCCACGAAAAAAGCGTCAGAGGGAGAGCCGCCACAAGCGGCTGCTCCCTCTCCTTGTTTGTGACCGGTGTTGAAAAAGGTAACTATCTGCGCGTAGCGCAGCGAATTTTACAACTGAGAATGAAGGTATTTTCAATTATTTATGTTAATTTTGCACCGCCCTATCGCTAAGGGCAGGCAGAAAATCCCACGCGCCGCTGTGTTCTGCGGTCTGGCAACAACTCGAATGCGAACAGCGGTCTCGCTTATGCGAACGCGAACAACGCTTCTTCGAACTCGAACACGAACTACGGTGGTCGGCTCAAATTCTAAGGTTAACAATAATCGGAGGCCTCTGACGTGGCACGGGATTGTCACAACCACACTCCGAGGGGTTAGAGCCTCGGCAAAAGCATAACAAAAATATGGAAAGCCGGAACACGACATTAACCACATGTGGGGAGTGCGTCAACTCCCCACAGGACAGGAAGGCTGTCAATCAACTGGAAGACTTATTAGGACAGGTAGAAGCACCAACTTCTATCTGTTTTCCTTTATATAACCTCATCCCGGAAATCATTTCGGACGAAAACATGGAACGCTCGTTCAAGCGTGTCATGTCGAACCTTCATAACGCCGACACGCGAAGCGGAATAAAATGGAGGGAGAAGGTTGTTATAGATGGTGTGGAATGTACTCCACGCATGGTGCGCTATATGAAGCGCAAGAAAGAAATTATTGCCGAGCTGAAAGAACAAATAGGCAATGGCGCATTTCGTGTTGAGCGTCTGTCTTCGTTTGAGGTGGACGATGGTCCGAAGAGAAGAATGGTTCAAGCGCCTCCTGTTGTGAAACGTATAGGCTGCAATGCCATCATGGAGATTGTAGAGAAACACCTTTCGCCATTGCTAATAGAAAACACGGCAGCTTCGATAGAAGGACGCGGCCCACACGGACTATTCCACAAGATGCAGGAAGTGAGAGCCGAGAACCCCGACCTTATATATTATTATCAAAGCGACTATGAAGGTTATTATGACCACATACTGCACGACAAGATGATTGACATCATCAAGCAGTATATCGCTGACCCTTTGCTGCTACCCATACTTATAAACTTTGTTAAGGCATTGCACCCAGATGGTAAAGTAGGCATCAGCAAGGGACTACGCTCCTCGCAGTTCTTCGGTAACCTGTACCACAATGACATTGACCATGCCATGATAGAGGAGTGTGGAAAAGATAACTACAACCGCTTTTGTGACGACATATACATACTTGGTGACAATAAAAAAGAGTTGTGGAAACACAGAGACACACTGCACAGACTAAGTAAACCCTACAATCTGATAATCAAGCCGAGTGAAAAGGTTGCTCCAGTGAGCGCAGGAATGGATGCACTGGGTTATATTGATTATGGTGACCACTCACGAATACGCAAGCGCACAAAGGTAAACGCTGCAAGGAAACTCGCCAAGATAAAGTCGAGAAAGCGAAGGCAACAAATTATAGGCTCGTTCAAAGGAATGGCATGTCATGCGGACTGCCAGCATTTATATTATATATTAACAGGTAAAAATATGAAGAAATTTTCAGAAATGGGCGTGACCTATAAGCCAGCAGACGGAAAGAAGCGTTTTCCGGGCAAGGTTACACGCTTGGGTGACATCGTGAACATCCCGGTAGAAATTCACGACTACGAGACACTGGACACGAAGTTTGGCGAAGACCGCTACTTAGTGTCGTTCAAGAACCCTGCGACACAGGAATGGGGCAAGTTCTTCACCGCTTCGGACGAGATGAAAGGCATCCTTGACCAGATAAGCGACATCGAGGATGGCTTTCCGTTTGAGACCGTCATCAAGTGCGAACAGTTGACGGCAGCAAGCGAAAGTATAACTTCACCTAAAGCGACTCACTAAAGATAAAAGCGTGAATTGGGCTGCATACTATATCTTTGCCTCAACAAAATCATAGCGACAATGGAAAAGATATACGGCACAACCAAACGTCAGGACGGACTGCAACGAGTAGGCAAGAATAAATGGCTGCTCTATTTCGGTCTGTATGTAACAGAGAGCGGTACATACGAATACCGCCATACGTTCACGCACAAGCCCACGCTTGACGAGATAAAGAAACTTGTTTGGGCTACGATAGACGCAGAGACCAAAGACAAGATTGTTAATCAGTTTGAGTATGAGGGCATCAAGGTTTGGCTCACAGACGAGAAGCAGCGTAACTTTGCCTCTATTGAGAACAACGAAAGTGTTACATTCCCACTTACGTTGAAGCTCAACGAGAAAGCTGACGCTACACCAATCTATCATACCTTCCAGACGCGAGACGAGTTCAAGAAGTTCAGCGAGGCCGCTGCATGTTTCATTCTTGAAACCATCAGGAACGGATGGAAGGAGAAGGACAATGTAGATTGGAACGTGTTTGACATGTAATCACAACATTATCAATAAGAGGAACAGGAGAAATCTTGCTCCTCTTTTTTTGTGCTACAATAGTTAAAACGACGCTCACCGTTTAAGTCGCTAAATTTGCCAAGAACATAAAATCATAATGGCAATGAAAAAGATTATTACATGGTTAAAATCCAGTAACCGCGGCAGACATATCGTAGGCGGCGTTCTCATCGGCTTGGGAGCTGATGATACCTACTGTGCGCTGTATGCCGGAGCTGGTGTAGCTGGAGCCTTGGAACTTAAAGACAAGTTGTATGGCGGCAAATGGGATTGGGTTGACTTCGGTTGTACGATGGCCGGAGTAGTTGTAGGACGCTTGATAAAAGTAACACTGACAGGGAAATGAACGATGTAAGTCAAATTACGCAGGTGGCTAAAGGTATTAGCGACTATGGCATGATGGCAATAACAGCAGCCTTTTTCCTTCTCCTTTCCGCAGCTATGATGGTGGCCCTCTTCCGTTGGTTCAAGAGCATCATCGAACAGATGATGCAAGACCAGAAGGACAGTATGCACAACCTTGCCGAAGAGACACGTAAGCAGAACGACATGCTGCAAGACATATCAGAGGGGCTTCGCCCGGAGACATTGTTACGCATCCGCAACCTTACAGGTTTTGCTTTCGACCTCAGCATTGAGCAGGTGTGCAGGCTTATCAAGCGTGTAAGAGAAGAGAACCACATCATAGACCACGAAGCGACAGCAGCGAAGATACGCAAGTCGTTGCTCGTTATACACAACGACCGCAACTCGCGCTTCGACTCTTTCACATATCGAGGTAAATCCATTTCAGAGTTTTGCAGTTCGGCATGGGTGGAGGACGTGGCGAAGATTGTTGAAGGTGAGATTTATAATGAAGATGGCGCAAACAATGCTCGTGCTTATACTAACATTAAACTTGCGTATGATAATATCAAGACAGACTTTTACCAAAGGTTGAACGCATAAATACAACTTTTGCGTAAAATTATATACAGATTTCTACAACTTTCTAAGCAAATTATATATTATGATTAAAATTCTAATCGACAATGGGCATGGGGTGAACACTAAAGGCAAGCAATCGCCTGATGGTCGTTTGCGTGAATATGCCTATGCAAGAGAGATTGCAACCCGAGTTATGACCGAGCTTCGCGGCATGGGCTACAATGCAGAGCGTGTTGTGGAAGAGGAGCAGGACGTTGCACTGTCTGTACGCTGCAAGCGTGTGAACGACATCTGCAAGAAAGTAGGCACCAAGAACGTACTGCTTATCTCGATCCACAACAATGCAGCAGGAGGCGACGGCAAATGGCATGAGGCGCGAGGCTTTTCTGCCCATGTAGGCATGAACGCATCCGCAAAGAGCAAGGCTTTGGCGCAGTATCTTTGGAACGAAGCAATACTTCAAGGACTGAAAGGCAACCGTTGTGTGCCCTATGCCAAGTACATCGCCCAGAACCTTGCTATCTGTAGAGACACGAACTGCCCTGCAGTGTTGACGGAGAACCTTTTCCAAGACAACGAAGAAGACGTTGACCTGTTGTTGAGTGAGGAAGGCAAGGAGAAGGTGACAGCCGTGCATGTGAACGCTATTGTTGAATTTATCAAAGACTATTATGGATAAGAAGATTTTAGGCTTTTTGTGGGCAATGTTAGGTGTGGTTGTTGGCATTGTCTGTCTGGTTGGCATCGTGCATTGCGGAGGCTACAGCAAAGATCATGAACCTGCAGAAGTGGTGCGTGACACAGTGATTGACACCATACCTTACTATAAGCCGGTACCCAAGGACAGTTTGGTGTTGACATACAAGACCGTGACCCTGCCCAAGAGTGACAAGGCGCAGCCATCTATCCGTGCGGACACACAACCGGCAGAAAGCTGTACACAAAACAATGCGGCAGATGTGCGTGACAGTGCGGAGGTTACTATCCCCATCATCCAAAAGATGTATAAAAGCAGTGACTACACGGCATGGGTGAGCGGATATGACGTGCAGCTTGACAGCATCTATGTATATCCCAAGCATGAGTATGTAACGCGCAAGATTAAGCAGCCTCCTAAGAAATGGCATATCGGTGTGACGGCAGGTTACGGCTTCGGCAAACAAGGTATGCAGCCATATATAGGCATCGGACTAACGTATTCACTAATCTCATTCTGA